TCAGGCGGCTTGACGGCAAACGACTGCTCGTAGATAAGGTCGTAGAGTTTGATAAGGAGTGTGTTGTAAGAGTTGGAAACGTCCTCTTGCTTAAGGAATCCAGCTTCACCCTTGGGGTCACTGATGGCCACCGCCTTGACAGCACCATTCATGTTGCCGCTGAGCTTCACACCCTTGCCCTTAGCATAGAATATTGGGAAAGCGTATGCCTTGTTGTTCTCGAAGAAATACGACATAGCCTCTTCGTATTTCTCAATAGTGTCCTGCGAGAAAGCCCATGCCGGACCTTCGGGATTGACATGATAGGCAACAGGAATGAATGGGAATCCGTGCTTCTGAGGTTCACCCACCTGTTTGAATCCGTTGAGTCCGAAGATGTCAAGAATGGCAGCAGAAATACTTTTCACGTCACGCTTGAAGCGATACAGGTATTCATCATCCCACACCTCTACCCATTCAGTGGTGTGCTTTCCATCTTCATCGAGGTCGTAATACTTACGGGCAAAGAGCCTCATGCGTCCCGTGATGGGGTCGTAGTGCGGATAGAGCTTATCGCCGTTGATGAAGGAGAATGTGCGCGTCTGAGGCTCACCATCTTCATCGAAGAATCCAACTACGGCAGCGTCCGCAACGGTATTGATAGAGTCAACAGCCTCATAGAAACGCTCTTCCATTCCCATTGTCAGCCAGCCTTCCTTGAAGTCCAGCAACGACAGCGTATCTTGGAGCGTTTTCTTTTCGTCACGACTCTTGGATGCCAACTCAAACTGCATATCGTTACCACACACATGCGTATTACGCTTGATTTTGATGACGCGCTGGAAAGCCAGAGCGGTACGAGTGATGGGCTGACGGAAATACTTCTTTTGATTCGGCTTTCCCGGTACTGGCATTTCCTTCCACACATCGGGATATAGAACAGGATTGTTGATATTGTGAGCCGACGGGTAGTATTCACGTAACATCTGTGACTGCGTATATACCTGTAGCTTGAGAGGGTCATCAGGCTCCGACATGTCGCTACCCTGATAGGTCTCAAACTTTAAATTCGTTTCGCTTGGTAAGACTTTGTAGATAGGCTTGCGAACGAGAACTTCCTTGAAATCAAATCTCTTTGCCATATTGTTATCCTGTTTTAATTAAACTCCATATCAAAATTCATTTCCATGTCTGCCCCCAGCATCCATGAGTTTTCTACTTCCATCTGTACGGGTTCTGCAATGTCAAAGTATGCTCGGAAATACAGAGACTCCCACCAGTCAGGCGAGTGTCCTACTATTACCTTCGATTTTTTCTTTGGCATCAGGCAGAAACCCTTGTCCTTTGTATCTGGATCACGACGCAATGACATACGCTCCTTCTGTAACACATCACGAAGCATAATATCCTCGTATCCATTACCAGACACCTTCCTGTCAAGCAGGGTTGCGTCGAAAGATATGTTCAGCTCCTTGAGCTTGCGGTAGGTGAGATATGCACATTGCGATTTAAGGTCTTTGTAAAGATACTTCACCCCATCGTCATAGTCATCATCCTCGTCAGCAATAGGAGCTGCCTGGTTGTTGAAAGGTATGGCTTCGGGGAAGAATCCCTTTACGAGCTGTCCTACACCCTGCAGGTCATAGCAGAAATTCTCTTCCAACACTCCCCATTCCTTCAACTTATGCTGAATGACAGAAACAGCCGTCTTGGAATTGACGTTGACGCAACAGAAGTCAGCAACATGCCATCCTATCCACAAATACATGACAAGATTATCACCACCTTCAAGCGCAATATCAGCCGTGCATCGTCTGATGCCATCACCATACTGGTAAGCATTGGCGAACACAGATTCAAGCTCGTCATATGAAACCATGTCATCACCAGCCTCAGAAGCATTCCAGTTGGCTTTAAGGTCTCGCAATACCTGTCCTTTGTCCTGCTGTGCCAGACGTGCAAGATACGTTGGGTCAGAGAGAAGAAGCATAGGATTCTGTGACAGGTCAGCACGTACGAAAGCCACCGACATTACCATCTGCTCTTTCGTCATGCCGTATTCATCAAACTTGGGATTCCAGACTTCATCAATCTCTTCCTTGCACTTGAGATACACCTCTTCGCGCGTGTCACCCCAGACAATCTGATTGATGCGGTCACCCTTCATGAAGCAGTAGCGTACCTTTCCGTCACGTTCCGGGTCGATATACCCGTCTTTGTCAATCCACCAGTCAATGAACTGACGCACCCATGAGCGAGGGTCAGGGTTACAAGTACCCCAAAAGCGGTTGCGAATGCCGTAGGCATTACGGTTACACGTCGTGAGGTATTTGAACTTGTTGTATTCGATGTGTGTTATCTCGTCTATGAAGATGTAGGCGTATTCCTGACCTTGGAAGCGTTCTTTGAAATCCTCATAGTTGTCATCATGGTAGTAGAAGCCGAGAGTGCCGCCTGCAGAGAAGTTCCAAGTCATATCAGACTGAGACTTGTTATAAGTGCCAAATTGTGAAAAAAGTTTACGTGAGTCACGTATCAGCTTTTCCATGGCTTTTTTGTTGTTTCTGAATACGGCTGCATGGAAATCGGGGTTTAGTATGTCTTTTTGCGCTTCCATCAATCCCGAAAAACTTTTACTTCCACCGCGTGAACCACCACAAATTAGTATATCAACATTGGTAGCGAGCATGTTTTCTTGCCCTCCAGCCTGTGGTACGATTGCATTTTTGAGTTTCTTTGCAATCGCCTGCTGCTGGAGGGTATTGATGTACTCTTGAGTCAGAATCGGCTCACCATCGGGCATTTTAAGTCCTGAAAACTTCTCCATCTACCCCGAAATTGAATAATTATTCATAATTTTCTGCAAAAATACGCAAAAATATTTGTTTTATACAATTTTTATTCATATTTTTGCAGAAAATTAGGTATATTTATGCAAAATCATGCCCGTGAGGGTGGTGTGAAATACAATAATTGGTATGTTTTTCATGGTTAACAATCAACCCGAAGCGTCGGGTTTTTTAATATCGCGGAATAGAGCAGTTGGTAGCTCGCAAGGATCATAGCCTTGAGGCCGCAGGTTCGAGTCCTGCTTCCGCAACAAAGGATAACGATTGAAATCATCAATTTTAAACTTTAAAACCATGGATAGAGAATCACTCAGACCATTAGTAGAAGCACAGTATGGCGAATCACGCATCACAGTGCTCAGCGAAGAGACCATTAACGCAGAGTTGGACGAAGCTCTCGAAGGAATCACCGAAGACAGCCAAGCTGACGAAGCATTCTGCAAACGGATTGCCAACCGTCTGATTCGTATGAACGGAAACGTTGCAAAAGAGGCAGGCACCCAGATTAACGACTGGAAGAAAAAGCATCCCGTGCAGACCCCTCCGAAACCGAAGCCCAATGAGCATCAGGAAGAGGATGAGGATGACCCGAAACTCAAAGCCTTGAAGGACGAGATTGACGGTCTTAAGAAGTCTCTCAAAGAAAAGGACGAAAAGGCAGCAAATGATGCTGTTATCGCCCAGGTCCGCAACAAGCTTAATGAGACGTTCAAGGAAGGGAAAATCACCCCTAACTCGTATTTCGTCAACGCTGTTATTGCCAAGATTAAGCTCCCTACACTCGAGGAAGGTCAGACTCACGACATTGCCAAGCTGGCAAAGGACGCAGAGGAAGCCTACTATCAGGAGTTGAAGGATGCTGGCATCAAGTTCGAGCGTCCCCGCAAGGGTCAGGAGCAACGTACTGACGGACCAGACAAGGAAGCTCTCGCGAAGCGTGAGGCCTTCAAAGCCAAGATGCGTGCTCGCGGCAAGCTCCCCAAACCCGAAGAGAAGAAATAGTTCTTTAGGGTAAAAAGAGTTTTCAGGTAACATTATTCATTAACATTTCAGTTATGGGCTATTACAACAGAGGAACGGACAATACCATGTCTCAGCAGACCCACTCCATTGGTGGCGGTAACGTTGAGTGCTGGATTGACGTTGACAAGCAAATCCATATCGGTCGAAAGATTGATTTGGCAAAGCAAGGCTTCAAGGCAGGTGATGTTATCCCTGCTGGCTCCATGGTCCACTTTGACAACGAAAGCGATTATTGCGAAGTTATCAAGGCTGACGCTGGTGCTGCCAAGCTAAAGACTGTGAATGGCATGACCCTTCATGACGTTAAAATTGTCGAAGGTACGTTCTACGCATCAACGGCTATCGTCACATCGGGTAAATGCTGGGGTGATGCCACTGATGTTCCTGCCAGTGTCGAGGCACAGCTGTCGAACATTGAGTTCGTCCGCTTGCGCAAAGACGCTCGCGAGGCATACGGCATCGAGTAACTAATCTCTAAAAGGTATTCAATTATGATACGCGACGCACAATTTTACGATTTTATTGCTCAGGGCCTTGCCTCTATGGGCTATGTAGACGGTGGTCACGCCTCTCTGCAGATGTATCTTGACGATATGTTTGCCGAGAAGTGGAATGCCGAAGCTACCTATGCTCAGATGGGCTTCCCCTTGGACCCAGACATTCGTCTGAATCCTACCTACGAGCAGATTGAGGCCGTCATCCGTCCTTACACGATGGCTGCCTACGTGGACTACGATTCTGACGGTCCTTCTAAGAGCGTTGACGGTGCAACCCTCAAGACTGGTGAGATTAACATCTTCAAGCATGAGGTGTACCTTAACCGTAAGAAGATTCGTGAGAAGATGGCTCTCGTTGACATGCTGGGTGGCATGAGTCAGGATATTGTTGATGCAGTGATGGGCTTGTTCTTCACCGCTTCTGACTCTCTGATTGGTGGTAACTTCAACACCGTTCAGTTCCAGCGTCATCAGATTGTTGGTAACGAGGGTAAGCTCGTCATCGACGGTGTTAACAACCCCTACGGCCTGCCGTTTGAGATTGACTTTGGCGTTCCTGCCAAGAACAAGAAGACCAGCACTTGGTTCTACAAGGATGCTCAGGGCAACGTAGTTCAGGTTTCTGGCATTGGTAAGGGTGTCAATCCAATCACCGTTTGTCAGAAGATCGTCGAGGATGCAGAAGAGAACGACAGCATGCCTGCCGGACATTGGGAGTGCTCTAAGCGCACCAAGCGCGACATGCTGGCTATGCCTTTCTTCCGCGAGCTGTTTGCTGTTGCTCAGCGTCCTGACATCACGAAGGACACTCTGCGCATCTCTTGGTCTTACACTCAGGACGAAGAGCTGATTTGGAACTATATCCAGCAGCGCATCGGACGCATCGAGGTTGTTGACAAGGTAGGTGCAATCGAGTTTATTGACCCACGCACACATAAGGCTGCATACCACAACCTGCAGGCCTTCCGCGAGGGCGTTCTGGTGTACATTCCTGATGGTGACATCGGTACTACCCAGAGTGGTAAGCTCGTTGCTATTGACAGTGGTAACACTCGCACCGCCTTCATCGACGGTGGCCGTACCATGTTCCGCGAGGTTCGCAACGGCGAGAAGATGTGGATCAAGGTTAAGTCTGAGTCTCAGACTATGTGTGTTCCTAACCTCACTCGCTGGTTCTACTACCTGAATATCATGGGCGAGGCTCCCGTAGAGCCTACCTATACCTACACCAAGGTAACTGATACTGAGGGTAAGAATCCTGTTCAGGAGGGCTGGTACGTACAGTCTGACGGTGGTTTCATCCTGTCAACCGACACCGAGGTACAGGAGGGTACTGACTACTACGTGCGCACACAAAATTAAATAGGTGAAGGTAGGCTGACATCAGCCTACCAACACCTTCTCTAATATTTGCCTGTATGGATAACGAGAGTGGAGAGAAGAAGAAAAGAACGGTCAGAGACTACGTTTTTGGCTGTGTCAACTTCCAAATATCAGACGAGACAGCAGAGTGTATCTGTGACGAAAGAGGAATAGACCCCGACAAAACTTTTGACGAGCTATTTCCGAAACCCACAGAAGATGCTACCGATGTCGTGTCTGAGGAAGAAAGTATTGAGCCTAAGCGCACGAAAGAGCTGCTTAAGGCTGACCTGTATGTTTGGATTTGCATGGGTCCGACAAAGGTCAACTCCACTTCTGACTCCGATAACGGTTGGAGCCATTCCGAGGGCGGCTATCAGTTGACGGATGAAGATAAAGACCGTATGCTGGCTTACGCCAAGACCATCTATGACAAGTATGGTGAAGAGTTTGACTACGATGACTCTGTAGAGGTGACAGTAAGCAGCTTTGGGATTCAGCCCTGTGACTACAATGAGGCAGGCATCCCACTTCCACATGAAGTATCACTATGAGGAAAGTTAAGGTCAGTAATCCGCGATACCCTCACACTATCAAGATAGTGAGGCGAGAAGTGCCAGACAGGTACTCCGAAGGGAAACTTGCAGAGCAAATCGTCTATGAGGGTATAGGCCGCAGCTATACAGACACCACGACAACGGGAGACGCTAAAGTTGACAGCAACAAGCGCAAAGCCAGTATTCCCGTCCGTTTTGACGAATGGGATGGCTTAGTACCAATGTCGGGTGATGTTCTTATAGCGGTAAAAGGTAATATCACCGAGGAATGGGAAGTCAAAGACTTCGAGCCGGACAACAACCGTAGTGTGATCTATGGAGAAATGAGCCGAAATCTGAATAACGGATAGAGTGATGGCAAACTACAGAAGAGCTGGCATAAGTCATGTTTTTGACAATCTGCGTAAAAGGTGCTACGATGCAGCAGAGCGCAGGATGGTGGCTTCATTGCCTGATGCTGCAGATGACATTCACTCTTTTGTCCGCGAAAAGATGGCTGAATTGGGAAAGTCAGACATGACGGGTAACTACATCAACGGATGGGGCATTGCCGTTTATCGTGATGGTGTTCTCGTTGCCTGTGCAACAACCAACGACATAGAGGGCGCGAGTCCAATGCGGATGACTCTCATTAAGGGAGAAAAGTTCGCAAAAGGCAAAAAACGCTATGACGGAGGCGTACAAGAAAGATGGTTTACTGCCTCTACTGGTAAGCATTCCATCTGGGCCGAAGATGAAGTTGTACGATGGCTGCAAAGCAATGCACCGAGGGTAAGTAAGAACAAGCCCTCGCTGGCCTACAGGATAGTAACTGTTGTTGAATACTCAAAGCTACTTGGCGGTGACAAGGTGTTACTGAGTCTCGCCGACAGGATTGAGAGTAAGAACGGTACGATTAAAGAGTTCAAGTTTGCATGACTATGATTACTCCAGAGGATATACTTGAGACAATGGATAAGGAAGCGCAGACGGTGTGCGAAAAGACGTTCCTGCAGGAGCGTCCCAATGCCACTGACGAGAAGCTGACAGAGTTTATCGTCGTTTCCCTGCCATACTCTACCGTCAACAAGACTCTTGGCGAGGCTGATGACTGGTGGTTTGACATGACCGTTGTCTTTGAGATATATGTTGCTGACAGGAAAACCCGAAGCAACCCGAAAGAGTTCAACCAGCCTGCAATGAAACGACTGAGAACGGCGTTGATGGAAAAGTTTCCAATCATCGTACCAAACCAGTTCAAGATAGACTTTCCACGTACGGTCATTCCTGCATCAAGCGACGGACACGGCTACCACTATACGCGCATACAAGCAAAGATGACAACGATGGTATAAATTATTTATTCACTTTTAAAGTTTACTGATATGAAGACAAAATCTCAATTAGCAGACAAGTTCAGTGGCCCCAGCTCATTGCTCTATCAGAGTGGTATACTGGAAATC